ATTTCCAACCTGCCAGCGGCAACTACTCCCGTTGCGCCAACTGACGTTCTGCCGGTAGTGCAAGGCGGCGTTACAAAGAAGGCCGCAATCAATCAGCTTGGGTTCCTCCAATCTGGCACCGGCGCAGTCACGCGCACCGCGCAGGCCAAGATGCGCGAGATTGTGTCGCCGGAAGATTTTGGTGCAGTTGGTGACAACGTGACTGACGATTCTCAGGCGTTGACTGCCGCCATGAATGCTGCGGTGTCTACCGGGCAAACACTCGAATTGCGCGACGGGGCAACGTACTACCTTGCAACGTGGTCAACCTTCACCAACAGCGGCGTCCTTCGCATGGAAGGAAGCGCCACGCTGCGAGGCCCGGCCTCAACGGTTAACTTTTTGTCGCCTGGGGCCAATTTCGATATTCAAGGCGCCACTTTTTCGACGTGGGCCTCAGTTGTAACCAGAACCGCCGCACAAACTGGGTCTTTCACCGATGTAGTTTTTTCCGGTAATCGTTGCACTGGTTGCACAAGCCTTGTTTTTTCGATTGAACGACCAATCGAACAGTACCGAATCGAAAATAATGACATCGAATCTTGTACTGGTGGGTATGCCATCCGAATCGGCGAAAACACATACGCCAATCAGGATACGTGGCAAAAGGGTTGGATTGTCGGCAACAAAATCAAGACCCTGAGTGCGTCAGGCACCACATCTGCCGCCGCCATGTTGGTATATGGACGAGAGGTGGTGATTGCCAACAACAACATTGACGGAGTGACGCAAAGCGGCACTGGCGAAGCGTGGGGCATTTACACCAAGGCGCGATATTCCGAGGTGTACGGGAACTACGTAAACAATGTTGTCGCGGCCAGCAACACGGATAACGTCGGCATCAACATCAAGGGCACGACACGCGCTGTCACTTCATCACCGCAAGGGTTCAGTGTTTCTGTTTCCGATAATCAGGTGCGGAACATCGGCGTACTTGGCGTGCGCGGAACGGGCATTCGCGCGCAGACGGATGATGTGCTGATTTTCGGCAATCTGATCGAAAACGCTGGCGGCGGGATAACCGTAGACGAGAGCAGCGCCTACCGCAACGTGCGGGTTCAGAACAACCTTGTTCGCTTCCTAACTTTGGTGGTTGGCACTAGCGGGATATTGTTAGAGGGCAGCGGTAGCCAAGTGGTGGCCGACAACAATACGGTGTTGCAGGCATCGACGGGGATTTTGCTTCGCACTGGGCCTACTGCCAGTACCATGCAAGATGCACAAGTAACGCGAAATCTACTGGCTAGTTGCACGGTAGGAATCTTGTTTGACGCATTTTCTGGATGCACGCTTGATCGCGCTGTTATCGAGTCAAACGTGGTTAACGGGGGCACCACTGGGTTGCAAAACAACGGCAGCCCAGGAACCGTCTCAAATATGCGGCTGAGGTTCAACGACTTCGCACGAGCTTCTACGCCACTCCTCGGATTGCTTGGCACAACTCCGATAGTGTTATGTAATTCTGGGATCATCGGAACCACATCGACAGACATGGGCGGGCCGATAACAGTCCCTGGCAATGTGCGGGTGCAGGACGTAACGAACAGCAACGGCGGTGTTCTGGTAACCAGCAACGCTGCAGGATTTGAAATCACAACGCTTTACGGCGGGCAGCACATCATTCTGTCTCCGGGCGGCAGCGAAACTTTCCGAGCATTGGCAAGCGGGAACTTTGGTTTCAGAACTCAAGCCGCTGGAACGTCTGCAGTGGGGGTGCTGGCGATTGCAAATGGAACCGCACCAACATCATCTCCCGCCGGAATAGGGCAGCTTTATGTGGAAGCTGGCGCTCTCAAATTCAGGGGAAGCAGCGGGACGATAACGACTATCGCTGCTGCCTGACCATGACCCCCCGCCCCGCGCCCCACGTCATCCGCTGGTTCCTGCGGACCAGCGGCTACGGCGGCGTCACGCTGCCGCCGCTGGGTATCTTCATCCTGGCCGAGCGCATCAACGAGACGGCGCTGGTCAGGCATGAGCAGCGGCACTGGCTCCAGTACCAGATGCTCGGAGCGCGGCGGTTCTATCTGCACTATCTTTGGTACACAATCCGCTACGGCTATCGGACTAATCCGATGGAAGTTGAAGCCCGCGCGGCTGAAGTAAGCACGGCATGAAAACGCCTATTCTCGGATCAGCGTATGTTGCCCGCAGCGTCAATGCTGCGGACAACCGCATGGTCAACCTGTTTCCGGAGATCGTACCGGAGGCAGGCAAGGAGCCGGCGTTCTTGCAGCGTGCGCCGGGGCTGCGGCTGCTGGCGTCTGTCGGCAGCGGGCCTGTCCGAGGTCTGTGGGCCTTCGGCGGTTACGGCTATGTGGCTAGCGGCAACACGCTGTACCGCGTCGATTCCAGTTGGCAGGTCACCACAATCGGCACGCTGACGGGCACCGGTCCGGTCAGCATGGCCGACAACGGCACGCAGTTGTTCATCGCCTGCAACGGCCCCAGCTACATCTACTCCGGCTCGGGTCAATTTGCGCAAATCACAGACCCAGACTTTCCCGGCGCGGTGACGGTCGGCTACCTTGATGGGTACTTCGTCTTCAACGAGCCTACCAGCCAGCGTATATGGGTCACAAGTTTGCTGGATGGCACTTCGGTAGATCCGTTGGATTTTGCAAGCGCAGAAGGCTCGCCAGATGGCTTGGTGAGCCTGATCATTGATCACCGTGAAGCCTGGCTTTTCGGCACCAACTCTGTCGAAGTCTGGTACGACAGCGGCGCTGTCGATTTTCCCCTGACGCGGATTCAGGGTGCGTTCAACGAGATCGGTTGCGCTGCAGCGTTCTCTGTGGCTAGGCTGGACAACGGGCTGTTTTGGCTTGGCGCTGACGCGCGCGGGCGCGGCATCGTCTACCGTGCAAATGGCTATACGGGCCAGCGCATCAGCACGCACGCAGTGGAGTGGCAGATCCAGCAGTATGGCAACTTGGCCGACGCGGTGGGGTACACCTACCAGCAAGACGGCCACGCCTTCTATGTGCTGAATTTCCCCACGGCCAACACCACTTGGGTCTATGACGTGTCCACCAGCGCTTGGCATGAGCGTGCCGGCTGGGACACGTCGAACGGCGTGTTCACACGCCACCGCGGCAACTGCCAGATGTCGTTCGCCAACGAGATCGTTGTGGGCGACTACGAAAACGGCAACATCTACGCGCTGGACTTGGATGTGTACGCCGACAACGGCACGGCGCAAAAATGGCTGCGGTCGTGGCGGGCGCTGCCCACTGGCCAGAACAATTTGAAACGCACAGCGCACCACACGCTTCAGCTTGACTGCGAGACGGGCGTGGGGCTTAATGTCTACGATCCCCCGGAGATTGTTGAGACGGTTCTCGGGTTCTTGCTGGCCGAGGACGGGGCTGTCATCACCACTGAAGACGGCGTGCCGTTGACAGTCACTTCGTCGGCGGTGCTGACGACATCTCCCAAGGTTATGTTGCGTTGGAGTGATGACGGCGGGCACACTTGGTCAAACGAACACTGGACGTCAATCGGCCGCGTCGGAGAGTACGGCCACCGCGCGTTCTGGCGCCGGCTAGGCATGACGCTGAAGCTGCGCGACCGCGTGTACGAGATCAGTGGCACAGACCCCGTAAAGATTGCCATCATGGGTGCTGAGTTGAACATCAGCGGCACCAACGCATGACCAGCCCGCCGAACATCACCAACATCACGCCGCCGCGTGTGCCGTTTACTGATGAGCGCACGGGCCTGATCTCGCGTGAGTGGTATCGGTTCTTGCTGAACCTATTTACGCTGACAGGCAGCGGCCAAAGCGCCGCTACGCTGGAAGATTTGCAGTTAGTTCCGTCGCCGGTTGATTACACCGCAGAAATAGCTGCTGTCGCGAACATCGCTGAGATCGGCACGCAGCCACCTGTCATTTTTGGCACATTGGCGTACCAGAACTCGGAAAACGCATTCGTCACCCGGCTGAACACCGTAAGCGCAACGACGGGGGCGCGCAACGGCACGCTGGCCGAAGACAGCGGATTTGTCACGCTTCTGGGGACGAACGGTGCAGTCACGGGTATCGGCACGACCGGCATTACGGTTTCACAACTTACAGGCTTCCGCCCGTTTTTGGACAATGTTTACAACTTAGGCACCGGACCCCAGCGTTGGGCGTCCATCTACGCCACTGAACTTCTGCTTGGCGCAGCCCAACAAGCCTACTACAGAGAAAACAGCGGGTTTGCTGTTGTTTCTGGCGACAACGGCGTAGTCACGGGTATTGGCGCGACCGGCATTACGGTTACACAACTGACCGGGTTCCGCCCGTTTATTGACAACGCCTACAATTTGGGTACTGGCGTTGAGCGTTGGAACACGGTCTACGCAGCCGTAGGTACGATCAATACGTCTGACGCCACCGAAAAGCAGCAGATTCAAGAACTGACCGACGCAGAGCGGCGTGTAGCGCAGCGCGTCAAATCGTTGGTGCGTACTTTCAAGTGGAATTCCGCCGTAGAACTCAAAGGCGACGCGGCGCGCACGCACGTCGGCGTCATGGCGCAGGATGTGCAGGCCGCATTTGCCGCAGAAGGTCTTGACGCGAACAAGTACGGATTGTTCTGTAGCGATGATATTCCAAACGCTGATGGCACTGTGACCGCTAGGTTGGGTCTGCGCTATGATCAACTGCTGACGTTTGCCCTTGCGGCTTTGTAAGGACTCTTATGGCCATTCTCTCGCCCGCACCCAAACTTCAGTTCTTTGACGCCAACGGCGTGCCTCTGTCTGGCGGGAAACTGTACTCCTATGCAGCCGGCACGACCACGCCGCTGCTGACGTACACCTCGGCCAGTGGCCTGGTGGCCAACACCAATCCCGTCATTCTTGACAGCCGAGGCGAGGCGTCTGTGTGGCTGGGTAATGCTTCGTACAAGCTCAAGCTGACCTCAGCCACTGACGTTGAGATCTGGACGGTGGACAACATCGACGTCATTTCGGCGCTGACCACACTGTCCGCGTCCAATGGCTCCAGTCTTGTAGGGTACGTTCAGTCGGGCACGGGCGCGGTGGCCACCACGGTCCAAGCGCGTTTGCGCCAGTCGTTGTCGGTCAAAGATTTCGGCGCCACGGGCGACGGCACTACTGACGACACCACGGCGATCCAGAACGCGCTGAACGCCGGCACCGGACGCAGCGTCTACTTCCCTGCTGGCACCTACCGCATCTCCACCACGCTGCTCGTCAAGACCAAGACGACGCTGATCGGCGATGGGATGAACAAGTCGATCATCAAGCTGACAGCCGGGTTCGGAGCAGGCACGACCGCAATCCGCAACGACATCATCACGGGTACTGTTGACGTCTACTACGACACCGACTTGGAGTTCTACGGGCTGACGTTTGACGGCAACAACAACTCCACGCGCACAGCGGAGCTTGTCGCTGTTGCCAAGGTGTCAAACGTCACGTTTTCAAACTGCAGTTTCCAGAACCACACCTTTATCGCGTTGGCTATGACCGCCAACATCAACATGGTGGTGACGGAGTGCTACTTCACCAACAACGGGCGCCCCATCCCGTCTACGACCAGCGCCCCGGCGCTCTGGACCGCAACCTCGGTGCTGGGTACGCCCTACGACGTGCGCGTAGAGAACAACTACTTCCGCGATAACAACTGGTCTGCCGCGTACTTCATGCCGACCAGAGGCTCGTTCACCAACAACAACTGCGTTGACAACGGAGAGTCGGCGATCTTCTGCAACAACACCGGCTCGTACCTTCGCATTGAGAACAACAACATCACCGGCACAACCCGGTCCAACATCTCTGGGTCGGGCATTGAGTGCGGCGCTTCAAATACGGTCATTACCGGCAACACAATTGACAGTTGTGCTGCGGAAGGTATTGCGCTTACCGACACCCAAAACGTTGTAGTCTCCAACAACCTCATTTTCAACAACGGTCAAGACACGGCGTACTACCCGTTTGCAAACGGTATTACCATCATTGGCTCTGTTGCCGCGCCTAACCAGCCCGATCACATCCAGATCCACGGCAACCGGATTGGCGACCGTCAAGGCACTAAGACGCAGTACGCAGCCATTGGGTTTGGCGGCGCGGGCGCCGCGTGTACAAACGTCGCCATCTACAACAACGACTTTGCAGAGCAGAAGACCGCCACCTACTACAACCTGACGGCATCCACCTTTGGCACGGGCTGCTACACGCTGAACAACTACGACCGCAACGGCGCGCTGTTGCCGCCTTTTCGGTACATCCAATTTACCCTTAACGCCGGGGCCGGGGCTCAATCCATTACCGGCGTCGGTTTTCGCCCCCGCGCTTTGCGAATTACTGCGGTGCTTACGTCAACTACGCAGGCGTTTACGTCTGTGGGTACGCATGACGGCACGTCGGGCACGGTAATTTTTAGCTCGGTAGACGGAACAGGCCGACGCGGCGGCGGCGATACGGGCGTTATCAACATCAAAGACAGCGCAGGTACAGTAGTGGCGGCTGCAAACATGACGTCATACGACATCGACGGCTTCACCATTAACGTCGTCACG